ATTGTTGCAGAACAAGACTTTATTGATACTCTGGGCGCGGATTGGATTCAAACGTCTTATAACACTCGCGGCGGTATTCATTATGGGCAGGATGGAGAGCCTGATGGTGGCACAGCACTGCGGAAGAATTTTGCGGGTGTTGGGCATAATTATGATTCAACGAGAAACGCTTTTTACCCGCAATCGCTTTACGCAAGCTGGACACTAAACGACAGCACCTGCATTTGGGAGGCTCCAACAGCCTATCCAGATGACGGCAACCAATACAACTGGGATGAAGATACCACTTCATGGCTAGAGGTCGCGTAAATGATTGTTGAAATCACTATGGTGGTGGGTGCTTTAAAGACTCTTAATGCAGGAATTAAAACTGTTAAAGAGTCCGGTAATCACTTGTCCGACATAGCTGGTATTTTTTCTACACTGACCGAAAGTAAACAGGCAGTAGAGAAGATTGAACATGAAGCCAAGGAAGGTACGCATGTTCTTTCACAACAAGAAGCCCTAGAACTTGCATGGGCCAAGAACGAAATCCGCGAACGCGAAAAAGAATTAAAAAAAATTACTCCACGAGAAGTGTGGCGCGATATGTTGTCTATACAGCATAAGTCGTTAATGGAGTATAAGACTAAGATCGCCAAAGAAAAAAAGGCTATAGCCAAGAAAAAACAAGCCCTGTCTTCTATTGTTGAGGGTGTGTTTTTCTGGTCTTTACTAGCGTCAATAGCCTTTGGAGCTTTATACTACTTTGGGGTAATATGAGTAACTTTGACCCTAAAAATCCTGATGACTGGAAAGGGTTAGGCGTTGTACTACTAATTGGCCTTTTATTTTTTATAACATATGTAGGAAAGTAAATGACTACCATGAAAGAGATTAGCGCCAAACAAGCATCTCACGAGAAAGAATGTTTGGTTCGTTATGAGAATATAGAACGTAGGCTAACCGATGGTAGTAAAAGGTTTGACCGCTTAGAGAACATGTTGTGGGGAATATACCCCATGCTTATCGGCCTATTTGCCCTTACAAAATGGATACAATAATATGTTAGCTCAATTGATCGGCCCAGTTTCTAACTTACTAGATAAATTCATTCTAGACAAAGATGTTAAGGCTAAGTTGTCTCACGAAATTAGCACGATGGCAGAGCGCCATGCTCAAGAGTTAGCCAAGGGCCAGTTAGAAGTTAACAAGGTTGAGGCTGCACACAAGAACATGTTTGTTGCTGGCTGGCGACCTGCTATTGGCTGGATTTGCGGATTTGCTCTAATGTACTCTACTATCCTATCTCCTATTCTTGGCATCTGGTACACAGTTCCACCTGTCGATAGCTCCCTGCTTACTACTGTGCTGATGGGTATGCTAGGTCTAGGCGCTATGCGTACTGTGGAGAAGACCAAAGGCGTTCAGAGAGAAAAATGAGGTACTTCAGCCGAGCAGACTTTGATTGCCAAGAGACGGGCAACAATGAGATGTGCAACGACTTCCTAGAAAAGCTAGATGAACTACGGCATGTCTGCGGCTTCCCGTTTCACATTACTAGTGGTTACAGGGACAAGACCCATAGCATAGAGGCAGCCAAAAAAAATCCGGGCACTCATGCACGGGGGATTGCCTGTGACATCAAAATCTCCAATGGAAACCAAGCATATGCTATCATTAAGTACGCGCAATCAATGGGCTTTAATGGTATAGGCGTAGCTAAAACCTTTATTCATGTAGACACTAGAGAGACTACTCCAGTGGTATGGTGCTACTAAAACACTTACAGGTGTGATATGCCACTAAAGAAATTACAGTTAAAAGCAGGAGTTAACCGCGAAAACACTAGATATACTAGTGAAGGCGGTTGGTATGAAAGCGATAAGGTAAGGTTCAGGCAAGGTATGCCTGAGAAAATAGGTGGGTGGCAGCGTATATCTACGTCTACTTTCCAAGGTGTTTGTCGTTCGTTACACTCGTGGGTGACTCTTGTTAACCTTACTCTGACAAGTGTAGGTACAAACCTTAAATACTACCTTGAAACCGGAGGAGCGTACTACGATATTACTCCTATACGCGCCACTGTCACGCTTACTAACCCGTTTGCCACATCTTCGGGTAGCCCAACAATAGTAACTGTTACCGACGCTAATGGGGGATACAAAAATGGAGACTTTGTTACTTTCTCTAACGCTTCTGCGGTAGGAGGACTTACTTTAAATGGTGAGTTCCAAATAACGTACACTACAGGTAACACATATACTATTGTATCACCTTCATCCGCAAGCTCCGCAGCTACAGGTGGAGGCACGGTTACTGCTGTCTACCAAATAAATTCTGGGTCAGAATTAGAAACCCCATTACGGGGCTGGAGTGCAGGTGCATGGGGCGAAAGTACATGGGGTAACGGCGGAGCTAGTACAGAAAGCCTTCGTATATGGAGCCAAGGTAACTTTGGAGAAGATTTAATACTTGGACACAGGGGTAGCCCTGTGTTTTTCTGGGATGCTTCTGCTAACACTCCTTTAGATAATCCTGCTACGTTACTTAGCGCAGAGTCGGGGGCATCTAATGTGCCTACAGCACAGAACATAATACTTGTATCAGACATTAATAGGTTTGTGTTTTGTTTTGGTGCAAACCCGTTAGGTACTAACGTACAAGACCCTATGTTAATTAGATGGTCTGACCAAGAAGACGCTACTAACTGGACGCCTACCGCAACTACTCAAGCGGGTGATCTAAGACTATCTAGAGGCTCCGAAATAGTAGCCGCAGAGCAGACTAGGCAAGAACTGCTAGTGTGGACTGATTTCTCTGTGTACTCGTTACAGTACGTAGGCGCACCTGTGGTATGGGCAGCGCAGCTTGTGGGCGAGAACTCTTCTATAATGTCTCAGAACAGTGTAGCTGTAGCAGATAACGTGGCCTACTGGTTTGGTAAAGACAAGTTCTACATGTATGACGGAGGGGTAAAAGTACTCCCTTGCGATGTAAAACGGTACGTATTTAGCAATATAAACAGAGCCAATATAGAACAGGTATTTGGTAGCACCAACGAAGGGTTTGATGAGATATGGTGGTTCTACCCCTCCTCTGGTAGCAACGAAAATGACAGGTACGTTGTGTACAACTACGTACAGAAAATATGGTACTACGGTAACTTAACGCGTACAGCTTGGTTAGACTCTGGCATAGGAGCCTTTCCTGTAGCCGCTACTAACAGTCATAACTTAGTACAACATGAGGTAGGGCTAGACGACGCCGAAACAGGCACCACAGTGCCAATAGTAGCCTCTATAACCTCTGCACAGTTTGATCTGGATGAGGGAGACAAATTCATGCTAGTGTCTCGGATGGTACCGGACATAACCTTTGAGGGGTCTACGGCAGACTCTCCTGTGGTAAACATGTCTCTATCCGCACTACAAAACTCTGGTTCTGGGTTTAACGATCCCCTATCTGAAAGTGGTAACAGTGGTGGTTCAGTAATTAGGACAGCCGCCTCACCCGTAGAGAAGTTTACTGAGCAGATATACCTGCGTGTGAGAGGTAGACAGGTTAGCTTTAAGGTAGAATCTACCGCTGTAGGAGTAACATGGCAGTTAGGCTCACCTCGTATTGATATGCGTCCAGACGGGAGAAGGTAATGTCGGTAGATTTTACAGACTACGGAGTAGAGTTTGTTGCTCCCTTATTGCCTAGCCCCCCTGATGAGTATAGTAAACTAGCGTTTGAGAAGTTTAATAACTCTCTACGTTTGTACTTTAATCAGTTAGACCAAGCACTAAGAAATGATACACTGGTGCTCCAATCTGAAGCTACGAGTTGGTTTATAAGCTAATGGCAAATACATATATAAACGCGAAGGTCGATCTAACTGGAACTAGTGTAACTACGTTATATACCTGTGCAATTTTGACTACGGGTATAGTTAAATCCATATTAGTATCAGAAGACTCTGGCAACGCCGACACTATAACGGTAACCATAACTAACGGTTCTACTGTACACAGCCTATTTAATGTTAAACCCGTTGGCGCTAACGCTACAGTAGAGTTATTGACCGCTCCGTTGGTAGTGCAGACGGGAGAGATATTAAAAGTAACCGCAGCTACTGCAAATAGACTACATGTGGTAGCAAGCATACTAGAGATTACATAATGGCGATTAACCGGGGTAGAGGTAGGTCAAACGAAAGGTCATCCGCTGGTGCGGGACGCCAAGAGGAAATTAATTTATTAGCGGAAGCACGCGCAGAAGCGAAGGCTAGAGCACAAGCAGCCGCACAGGCTAGAGCACAAGCGGAAGCAGAAGCACCGGCACAGGCTAGAGCACAAGCAGAAGCACAGGCTAGATCACAAGCGGAAGCAGAAGCACAGGCTAGATCACAAGCGGAAGCAGAAGCACAGGCTAGAGCACAGGCAGAAGCAGAAGCACAGGCTAGAGCACAAGCAGAAGCACAGGCTAGAGCACAAGCAGAAGCACAGGCTAGAGCACAAGCAGAAGCACAGGCTATAGGACAAGCACAAGCAGAAGCACAGGCTAGAGCACAAGCACAAGCAGAAGCACAGGCTAGAGCACAAGCACAAGCAGAAGCAGAAGCACAGGCTAGAGCACAAGCACAAGCAGAAGCACAGGCTATAGGGCAAGCAGAA